AAAGAAGGTGTATCATTGTTACGAACTAGACAAATCCATATTATGGAACCGTATTGGAATATGTCAAGATTGGAACAAGTAATTGGACGTGGATTTAGGTTCTGTTCTCACAAAGATCTTAACAAAGAAGATAGAGAAATTCAAGTGTTTATTTATGTTTCAGTTGATCCATCTAATAAAAAGCTAACAGTTGATAAATTGATTTTAGACATGGCTCATCAAAAAAATGAACTAACTAAACAATTCGAACAAGTCATTAAAGATGCAGCAGTTGATAGATATTTGTTTAATAATTGAATAAATTGATATTTTATCGAAACATTTTATATAAAATAAATATAACAATTAAAACAAAAATTACCATAATAATTTTTTTAGATTTTGCATAATTATTGCTGAGTTCTTGATATTTTTTATAGAACCATGTTTTGCGCCATAAATCTGTTAATGGATTATTCATATATGTATATATATATATACGAAAATAAAATTTTATTTACTTATATATTGATATAAACATGATACCAAAAATAGGTTATTTAATATTTGGTTTTTTTATTGGTCGATATTCTACTAATACTGATTTTGATATAATTAAATATTCAAAAGAATATATAAATTTTGATAAAATCCTCAAAGATAAGAATAGATTGGTTGATGAATTTAGCAAAGAAATAAACAAAAAAAATTGATTTTTTTTTCGCATATACTTTCTATATATGGTCCAGATGTTAATTATGATGATGTTTAACGAATATGAATATAAGGTTGATGCCGAAATGGCTCAAAATGTTGAAGAATTTGATGAAAATCAAGAACAAGTAAAAATATACAATATGGAAGATGTTTTAACATCTTCTATTGAGGAATGTATGGTAATTATATTAGAAATAGCAAATAAATGTAAAGAATATTATATTGAACCTAATGAATATTTACATGGTAATATTGATGTAATTCAGTATTTGCTTAATCTTAATGAAGATATCACTTTAGCGGCAATGCAAGTAAATTGTAAATTTATAGAATATGTTAATGAAACTTTTCAAACATTGAATGTTTGCAAGGCTGCATTTATTAGTGTATTTACAAAATTGGAAGAATGTAGAACTTATATGAATAGATTACGTGAAGAAGGAGCAAGTAAGCGCGATAGATGGGCTGCTGATGATGAATATTTTGAATGTATTGCAAAAGTAATTGACATATATCAACATGTAATTAACAAGACTGATGAATTAAATTTATTTGTAGTTAAAAGATGTGGTTCAATTTTAAAACATATTGAAAATCAAACTGAAGAGTTGTGTAATATTGCTATAGATAATGATTGTAATGCAATTGAATATGTTAAAGTTCAAACGTTTTCACAATGTAAGAAAGCTTTAGAGTCCAATGGTAATTTACTATCTTACATTAAAGATCCGACTGAGGAATTATGTTTGATCGCAATAAATAATGCTAGTTTGCATCTATTTGATATTAAGGTCGAATTACGAACAGATGCAGTTCGTTTAGCAATAGTTTCAAAGAATGGTAATGAATTAGCTCATATGGATAATAAAACACACGAATTATGTTTAGCAGCTGTAAAACACGATGGTACGGCACTACAATTTGTATATGCAGAAGATCAAACATATGATATTTGTTTAGCAGCTGTGAAACAGTATGGTTATGCGCTACAATTTGTGAATATAGAAAAAACAGATGAACTATGTTATGAAGCAATTGCAACGTGTCCTTCTGCTTTAGAATATATTGAGAATCAAACTCCACATATGTGTCTCACTGCGATTAAAAAAGATCCTTTTGCTTTAATATATGTTAGAGAAGATTTAAAATCATTTGAATTATGCAAACTTGCAATATTAAACGATCCGGATTATACTTCAAAACGGCATGAATTTGAATATGTGAAAGAAGAATATAAACATGACATTGTATCGATGTTAGTTAATAGTTCTCGATATAATAATTATGTGTATAATATTGGAATGCACTTAAAACATGTAAGTCATTTGTTACTTAATAATCCAAGAATTGAACTTATATATGAGGAAGAATATTATCTCTCACATAAAAGACTTAATAAAGATGACCCTTATGATTCATATTCTATTGAATTAATTGTTGAACGACAAATCCCAGACGTTCCAGTTGAAAATATTTCTACTGAAAATATTAAAGTGTTCGCACCTAAATTTAAACCATCTTTAGCTAAAGTTTCAATTCAACATCTTCCAGATGATGCTATTAGAAAAATTAGTGAGTTTTTAGTCGAGAAACCATATATTATTAAAAACTTTGATACCAAAGAAATAAATTTAACAAATTGGATTAATTATTATAAATATAAATTGTTTGGTGTTAATTTGGTAGATAATGATGGAAATTTTGCGACTGATCTTGAACCATTTTTTCATCTGGATGAAGACCAATATAATATTGATATTGATTATACAACTATTGCATTAAATATCATACTTGCATAAAATAATCTAATTTAATTCTTAGGTATTATTTACCTTATTTACTTTATTCTAATTAAAATAATTAAAAAAAAATATTTTTGGCTATTTCATTAAATACAGGTACTGTTTCAAAACCATACGCTTTATTGAATTTGACAATATTGTCATTATAAAAAAATTGATTTTTTTTTTGCGTATATTTTCTATATATGGTCTGGATGTTAATTATGTCGTTTAACAACATTGTAAATGATTTTGAAGCCAGTATGGCTCAAAATGAAGAATTTGATGAAAATCAAGAACAAGGACAATGTCCTGAAGCAAAAATATACAATATGGATGATGTTTTAACATCAACTGATGAATGTATGGTAATTATATTAAAAATAGCAAATAAATGTAAAAAATATTATATTGAATCTACTGAAAATATTGAATGTAATGAAGATTTAAATGAATATTTACATGGTAATATGGATGTAATTCAGTATTTGCTTAATTTGAATGAAGATATCACTTTAGCAGCAATGCAAGTAGATGGTAAATTTATAGAATATGTTAATGAAACTTTTCAAACATCGAATGTTTGCAAAGCTGCATTTATAAATGTATTTACACAATTGGAAGAACATAGAAGTTATATTGATACAGTACTTGATGAATTAGATAGTGAACGTGATATAATGTTAGCTGAAAATGAATCGTACAACTGTGAATCAGTAATAATCGACATGTACCAACATGTAATTAACAAAACTTATGAATTAAATTTATTTTTAGTTAAAAGATATGGTTCTATTTTAGAACATATTGAAAATAAAACTGAAGAGTTGTGTTATGAAGCAATTGCAACATGTCCTTCTGCTTTAGAATATATTGAAAATCAAACTCCACATATGTGTTTTACTGCAATTAAAAAAGACCCTTCTGCAATAAAATATGTTAGAGAAGATCTAAGATCGTTTGAATTATGCAAACTTGCAATATTAAACGATCCGGATTATAAATTCAGAACTGGAATCAGTAATAGTAAATATATGACTGATGAATATTGTGAAAGTAGTTCAAAACACGATGACTTTGATTATGTAAAAGAAGAATATAAACATAACATTGTATCAATGTTAGTTAATAGTTCTCGATATGATAATTATGTGTATAATATTGGAATGCACCTAAAACATGCAAGTCATCAACTAATTAGACATCCAAGAATTAAACTTTTATATGAGGAAGAGTATTCTCTCTCATATAAAAGACTTAATAAAGAGGACCCTTATGATTCATATTCTATTGAATTAATGATTGAACGACTAGACGTTCCAGTTAAAAATATTTGGACTGAGGATATTAATGTGTTCGCACCTAAATTTAAACCATCTTCAGCTAAAGTTTCAATTCAACATCTTCCAAATGATGCTATTAGAAAAATTAGTGAGTTTTTAGTTGCAAAACCATATATTGTTATAAATATTGATGCTAGAAAAATAAAGCTAGAACATTGGATTAATTATTATAAACATAAATTATTTGGTGTTAAAATATCAGAGAAGAAGAATAAATTTACTTCAACATATCTCACACAATTTTTGAATGCTGTAGAACAAGTTAGAAATTGGAATAAAATTAATAATCTCGAACAATATTTTCAGCTGGATGAAGACCAATATAATATTGATATTGATTATACAACTGTTGCATTAAATATGATACTTGCATAATTATTAGAAACAATGATTTATGAATTTATAGGTATTATTTACCTTATTTACTTTATTCTTATTAAAATAATTAAAAAAATACAAACCTACTCATTTTTAAAAATTTTCATTATATTGATATGTATTCATGTATTTATCCATATTTTAAATTGAGATCTGTTGGTAAATGTTTTTTTAATTTATTTATTAAATTATATCCAAAATATTCCTCGACAAGATCTAAAAAAATTTTATTTTTTGCAATCAAATGAAACACAACAATTTTGAGTTTTACATCGTCACGTCTCTCATTTTCTTTAAATGTTTTACCACCACCATATTCTGGTATTTTATCATACATACCATCAGTGATCTTGAAATTAAATTGATTATTTAATATATTTTTGCGATATTCACTCTCTGTTTCAATATATTTATTATAATTAATCACAATTTTGTTTGAATAATAATTTGTGTGACCGTAACTGAAAACCTGCTATTTCTTATATATTTATCATCTACTAGCTGATGCTAAAGCATCAGCTAGTAGATGATAAATATATAAGAAATAGCAGGTTTTCAGTTGCGGCTGAGCGATACCGCTAATTCTTGATAGAATAAAAAAGCGTCGCTTTTTTATTCTATCAAGAAATAGCAGGTCTCGCATAACCTAATATTTCATTTAATAAATCAATATATGTGTTTATAAAGTTACCATCGATTTTACTCCATAACACATTTCTTTTTGTTCTTGATATAATAACATCATATATATCTCTAATAATAATTACAGTTTTTATCTTTAATAATGGCTCATACTTATAAAATTTATCTTCAAATAAAAACATTTTATTATTTTTAACACTTTTTTTATAGTTGTCATAATCAGTATCATTTATAAATTCAATATCATTATCAATATGATTCAGTTTATGGGTTTTTATTATGTCAAAACATATACAATGCAGTCCAGAACGTCTCATTCCATAAACAATATATTCATTCATATTATTATATATTACAAATAAAAAAAATAAAAGAAGTCTATATATAATATTTATGATCTAACAGCTCGTTTTTCGACTTGCTTAAGTTTTTCAACTTTGATGACTTTGTTTGCTTCAGCAATATTTTTACCAGCCATCTGTCTCATTTGTGCTTTAATCTTTGGATCTATTTCTTTATTAGCTTGAGCTAATACTTTACCAGCAATTTGACGAGCAACAACTGCTTCTTTTTGAATTTTAGTGGTATTTGGCATTATATATATATGATAGTATTTATAGTTTCAAATACTCAGAGAATTAAAAAATCAATTTTTTGCTTATAAAAATAATATATATATATATATATATATATATATAATGACAGCGGCACACGAAGATAAAACACAACAATATGTGATCGATGAAGTTGATATGGCAAGATATATAAAATTTTTTAAAAAAAAAAAAAAAAAAAAAATAAATAAAAAAATTTAAAAAAAAAATAAATAAATAAAAATATTTCACAATAGAATAAAAATAAAATAAAATAAAAT